AGTAAGTTAGCAAGTTCCTGCTCTGCATCAAGACCGTGAATTGCTTTCAAGTCTTGTGCTAGTTCTAGAGTGTATTCTGCTTTGAGAGCTCTGGTCTTTGCAGTAACAGAGGTCTTCTCAATGCTGAAGCTCATCTCGTTAAAGAGAGTAGATCCAGAACCAAGTGTTTCAGCGTCTTCTCTTGCAATGTTGCCTGCTTGACGCTCATAGTTAGCAGCAGTTGTACCGCCACCAGTAGCATCGTTAAGTAGACCTGGGTTAGCATCAGTTGCACCACCGTCTCCAAGAGGAGAAACAGGATCGTTGAATGCTGCTGGACCTTGAGAGTTACCAGAGAAGTTTGTATCGGGTTCGTTGTAAAGTGCTTCGTTACCAGCTCTTAGTGCAGAACCATTTTGCTGATAATGAGACTTCATCGCAAAGATTAGTCCAGTAGGACCACTCATTGGTTGAACGCCACAGATGTCGTATGCAACCAAGTTAGGCATTGCACGACGGATGAGACTAATCATCACTGGATCAAATCCAGCAAGACCGCCTGTTTTTGTATCAAGTCCAGAACCAGAGAGTGCGTTTGTACCAATGGCACCAACAGTGTTGGATGCTTCATTGATCATACCACGCTCTTCTCTTAGTTGAGACTCAGTGTTTTCTAACAAAACAGCGGTAACAGCCTTTCTATAATTGTCTTTGATGGCACCTGCGCCTTCGTGACTTAGAACAGGGTTCCACTTTTCTGTTAGAGCTTTTGAGTTAAACATCAGTTTAATTGCTCCTTGAAAAAAGATAGGGGATTTATTTTATTATCAGGAATTCCAGCGATTCATCGCATCAAGATATTGTGCCATTGCTGGACTTACGTCATCTGATGCTCCTTCAACTGGAGTTTCATCTGCAACCTCACTTTGAGGTGCGGCTGTTTCTTTGAAGTATGCTTCCTTGATGGTAGTAACCTTCTTGGAGAATGATTCTTCAGAAACGAACTCTAGACCCTCAGCAAGTGCTGCGAGTTTTTCTTTCTGAGTATCTGCCAATCCTTCTGAAACATTGTTCAGAATATTTTTTCTTGCAGTCTCATTAAGACTATTTTGTAATTTCACATTTGCTTTGACCTGTTCGTCAAGGCGTGCTTCCATCTCACGAATTGATTCAGCCATACCTTCTACCACATCCACTTTCTCGTCTGGGATAGAAATGTAGTGCTCTTCAAAGAGACCCTTCAAACCTGCAATGAAGTCTTCTGTGATCTCATTTCTGATTCCACGGTCAATAGCAACTTGATTTTGCTCTACCCATTGACCAATGGCGTAGTTTACCGTGCCGTTAACTTCCTCGGATAGTTCTGCCTTAGCAGCTTCTACTTGCTTATCCAATTCGTTGGCAAAGTGTTCTACAAGCTTGTCATACTCTGAAGAAATTTTTGCTTTTACAGCAGATTCAAAAATGATTCTTGCTTTCTCTGCAAATTTTTCAGAGAGTTCTGTGCCCTCTACTAGGGCAGCAACGTCAGCGGAAACGTCTAGTTCCTCAAACGAAGGTTTGATAGGATAGGTAACGTTAGCACCTGTTCCAGTTCCGTATGCAGCGTCTGCACCAACGGTAGGTTGTGTACCCATATCACCAGCATCTTTGATGTTGGATGTTTGAGCAGAACCATCGCTCTGTGCTGCTTTGTCTCCTACAGGAGCAGCTGCTTTAGCGCCAGGATTTTCCTCACCATCATCGTCATCCTCATTAGGAGCGGTTGATGTGCCTCCAAGATCTGTAGGAGCTGATTGCCCATAAGATTGTGAAGCATCTACTTTAGGTGCAGGATCCTTACCGCCAGAACCAGTCTGTGCGTCAGAAACCTGAGTGGGTTCACTACCAGTGCCAGGAATAACAGTAGCAGAAACAGTTGGCATTGGATCTGCCGCGTTCTCTACAATCACCTTTTGCTCGGTAACGAACTCCTCAAACTTTTCGTTTAGTTTGTCTGACATCTGAGTTTACCTCGTAATTTCCGTATAATTAATCTAAGTTTATTTATAAATCAGAGTTTTCCGAGGAAATCCTCAAACACTTTGAGGGTTTTCTCTTCCAATTCCTGACGCGCTGAGGCGTCCATGATTCTTTTATATTTAGCAACTTCAGTTTCCTTTAGTATACCATTACACCAAACCCACTCTTTACCTTCCATAATGCCATTAACGAATGCATCTGGTGCGGAAGGATCTGCTACAATATCTGCAGCAGTGGTGAGCATGAAGTCGTCTGCAACAACGTTACAGTCTTCTACTTTTTGAATGCTTCCCATACCACGAGAGGAAACACCTAATTGAACACCTTCGCCAAGTAAGTTCTTAGCAATGTTACCCATTGGTGTATCTAGGATCTGAGCCTTACCAATGAAGTTATTACCTTCAGCGCGGAGACTTGTAATCCTGTGTGATACTCTATCAAGATTGATAGTAGGACCGTCTGGATGACCGAGTTCACCTAGAGCACGTTTGGATTGTACATACTCCTCATTGTATCTCTTGACTTCACGTTCAAGAACACTGAAAGGATACATACGACCATTACGGTTCTTTAGTTCTGACTGAAGAAAAACACCTTCAATGTAAAGGAGTTTCTTTCCGTTCTTTTCCTCTGTTACAAGTTTAACGTCTTCAATCGTTTCCGTTATCAGTTTCATCGGTTACTTCCGTTTCTGTGGGTTCATCAAAAAATGTATTCGCAACAGTCTTTTTATACTCTCCCATAGCGTCAGCTGCCTTGGAAAATAAAAGATCATGAATTGTGTTGATTGCATCAGAGCGTTGGTTATCAGCAATTTTATTGACGATATTTACAGGACCCTGAGTGGAATCTACTTCGTTTCTTTCTGCCATAATATGAGTTCAGTATATTTTATTTAGTATTTGGAGATGGTTTAGGTGCGGAACGTGCTCTTTTAAGGTCTCTTTCTAGAGCGTCATCAGCAGCTGCTGCATCTCTTTCTGCAGCATCATCTGCTTGCATTGCTTGAATCTCAGGAGCAAGTGCAGTATTTGCTTGAGTGAGTTGATCTAGAGTATTTGTCTCTGCTGGATCAAGTGCAAGACCAGATTTAATATCTCCTTGCATTTGCTTATCAATCTCACGCATGTCCTTATTAGTTTGACCAAGGATATGTTTACGAACATACTCTACAGAGAAATACTTTCCAACAAAAGGATCCATCTGCGTAACAGTCATCATCCTTTGGTTCATCATTTCAATTTCTTTTAATTCATTGAAGTGATTATCAAATAAGAAATCATACTGAATATGCTCTTTCATATCTTCCCAATCTTCAGGAGCAATTACTCCTTTGAGGATGAGTTGAGTCTTGAGCATGTCTTGGAACATCTCAGCAAATCTTTTACGTAAACGTCCAATGAACTTGGTAAACTTAAGTTCATCACGGAGGACTTCAGTGGTTTTACCGAGGTTGAATCCTTTATTGTCGTCTGTGAGACGGGAAGGAGGAAGATTGAGGCTGTTAAATAACTTCTTCTTAAAATACTCAACATCTTTGAGTTCGCCTAGGTTCTGTCCACCAGGTAAGGTGGTGATCTCAGTTCCACGTCCACCCTCTCTACGAGGTAACCAAAAATCCTCTAGCATACTCATATGCTTTTTGTCATCACGCATCTCACCAGTGTTTGCGTCATACACTAGCTTGTTACGATAACGACTCATAACATCGCGGAGATATTGTTCCGCTTTCACCTTTGGTAGATTACCAACATCAATGTAGAAAATTCTACGTTCAGGTGCTCTTGATAATCTGTAGATAACAAGAGAGTCCTCAATCATTCTAAGTTGATTGAGTGCCTTGATTGACTTATGGAGAAAACCAAGAGTCATTCTTTTGTTTAAATCTTGCAGACCAGAAGGACAAAATGTAATACTATCAATTGCCATCTTCACACCTTGTGAAAGTGACATATCACCAATAGGTCCTAAAACACCACCTTTATAAAAACCTTTTGGATTATAAAGATAATAGTCTACAAATGTTCCGTACTCATACTCTAATGCTGTGCCTTTCATTGCCTGTCTCTGCAATGAATCCATATTCTTTTTATTATCAATCTTCTGACGAACCTTCTTGATCTTCATTGGATCAATGTAACGAAGTTCCGTAATACCTTTCTTTGGATTGTCTAGGTCAATGACCTTATGATAAAATAATCTTCCATCAATATACCAAGATCTGACAATCTCATGTGCACGATTGTCAAAATTTAAAAGACGTTTAATATATTCAAACTCATCTCTGATCTTTCTCTTGATACTCATGCCAGCATCTAGATTATCTAGATTAACTTCTACAGGAGTGTCGTGAGAATCACTTACAATAAATTCATTTACAACCTCGTCAACTGCACTGTCCACCTCAGGGTGTAGTGCCATATCACGATAACGACGGATCATCTCAAACTCATTGCGAGCTTGATTATCCGTGTCTACATATGTCCCATAATAACCACCTGCTGCTACGGCAATTGCCTCATCAGCATTAGGAGGGACAGGGGACTGACCCTTCTGACCCTCCTTGCGATTTATCTGGAAGCCAAATAATTGACTCATTTACCTAGTCATATAGTTCTCTTGCTTATATTTAGCAGAGTTAATTATACGAC